TTAACTCCAATACACAGACTGTTGAAATCGCACAGCGCGCGCTTTCTGCGATTTGCCGCGCAACCGGTGTTCTTCATCCGAAGGATAGCGCGGAACTGCATGGAAAGCCACTCGTGATCAGCGTGGGTATTCGTGCGGGATCTAATGGATTTGAGGATAAGAATAATATTCGTGGTTATTCTCGTACTGACGGAAAAGAACTGAAGGATATTACGGATAAAACCCCCGCCGTTACAAGTGCGGCAGTGGGTGGAGAAAAGAAGCTTAAGCCGTGGCAGCGCAAGTGAGATTTATTTAACCTTTTTTTTAAACCAAAAACTTTATATAGTATAACACACTATATGTTTATATGATAGTAACACAAAAAGAATGTAATCGCTGTTTTCATAAGTGGTTTCCGCGTAGTGAAAAGGAGCCAGTGGAATGCCCCAAATGTCACTCACCTCTTTGGAACAAAGAACGGGTAAGAGGTGTTAAGAAAGAATGACTCCAATGCCTAAAGATCCTATAAAGCGGGAAGAAACATTGAAAAGAATGAGTGAAGCACAGAAAGCCCGCCCACCGCGTTCGGAAGAAACACGCAAAAAGATGAGCGAATCTGCAAAGAAGAAAATAGTAACATTGGAACATCGCTTAAATATAAGCAGATCTATATCTGGTATAAACCATCCAATGTTCGGAAAACATCATAAAGAAGAAAGCAAGAAAAAAATGAGTGAAAAGAAAACCGGTGTAAATCACCCAAATTTTGGAAAACATCTATCAGAATCAACACGCGAAAAACTATCAAAATCAAATAAAATTTCATATTCATTACAATCAAAAGAAAAACTTATGGAAAGGAAAATAAAAAGTAGCAAGTCCCATACAGGAAAGTGTGGAGTGAAATCATCTAATTGGAGAGGTGGTATTTCATTTCTTCCATATTGCCCAAAATTTAATAGATCGTTAAAAAAGAATGTTAGAAATTTCTTCGGAAATAAATGTGTTTTATGTGAGAAAACAAGAGACGAGAATGGGATGGAATTCATTGTCCATCACGTATTTACAGAGAAAATGGCGTGTTGTGAAAGTAGAATAGAAGAAATGAATTTGATTAGAGAACGATTACCTCAAGGAGTAGCAAGGTTTGGGGATGAAGAATTTTCCGAAGAAGAAATTATGTATATTCGAATGATGGTACCCCTATGCAGAAAATGTCACGGGAAACAAAATTTGAAAAGCGAACAATTGCCATACGAACAAACCACTTATAGAAAGTTCTTCACAGAATTGATATTAAATGAATATGGCGGAAAATGTTACTCGGAGGAGAAAAAATAATGACCCAACTACCAATCCAACACACACCAACAATAGAATTACTATATAAAGGTTACGCAGATCGAGCAAAAGATTTCCGTCGCCCACACCTCGGAGCCTCGGTAATCGGAAAGGAGTGTCCCCGTGCCCTCTGGATGGATTTTAGGTGGTGCAGCGACCCCCGGTTTGAATCGCGCATCCTCCGATTATTTGAGTCTGGGTACAAAGAAGAAGATCGCATTATCGAAAATTTGCGTTCTGTGGGCATTACTATATATTCCAGAGATCCAACCGACGGCAGCCAAATAAATTTTAATGAGGAAGAATTTGGACATTTTTCTGGTTCCGTGGATGGCATTGGAATCGGGTTCCCAGAAGCGCCCAAGACCTTTCATGTCGTTGAATGTAAGACCAGTTCCAAGAAGCTTTATGACAAGTTGGTAAAAGAAGGTGTCGAGAAAGCAAAAAACCAGCACTACTGTCAGATGCAAATTTATATGAGATGGGCCAAACTTGATAGGGCTTTCTATATTGTCTGTTGTAAAGACGATGACCGCCTGTATGGAGAACGAGTGTATTTCGATAAAGACTTGTCAGATAGATTGGTTGAAAAGGGGCGCCGTGTTATTTATACACCCACACCACTGGAAAAACTCGGCGAATCGTCAACCGATTTCCGTTGTAAATTCTGCGACCACGCGGATTTGTGTTGGGGTAAATCGTTACCATTAGTCTCATGTCGCACCTGCGCTTTTTCCACCCCAGAAGTAGACGGCACATGGACGTGTGGGCGTGGAGAGAAAAAGGTGATTAGTGAGTTTGAACAAAAAACCGCGTGTGAGGGTCACGTATTTATCCCCGATCTCGTGCCTCTGTTGTTGATTGGTGCAGACCCGGAAATGGGAACTATTGAGTACGAAGGTGGAATTATAAATGGCCCCGGATTTGTATTGAGCGTGGATTTGGAAAAGGAGATAATGAAGAGGAATAAACAATCATGAAAAATACATATCGATTTATTGTATTGATGTTGATTGGTGTAGGGAGTTGAATGGGGAATGATATCATGAACGAGAAATTTAAAATATCAAATATGACTAAAAACGAAGATAACTACCCCATCTTTGTGGTGGTTACGGAATATCCAGATGGAACAAAAATAACGGATTATAGAAGACCAAATTTGCCTTTATATATAAAGATTGCTCTTATAAATTTATATGATGAAAATTGTGAATTAAGACGGAAATTAAAAATCGGGGATTAATTTAATCTCTCAACGGATTCCTCATTAGATCTTTATGTTTTGAATATCCACCACTCTGTCTTTTAAGTTCGTTTTTGAGAAGGAGTGTGGCATTGTCTAGATCAAATGCGGGGCGTATTCCGCCATCTGGTTTGTGGATGTAATAAGGTGCACGAACCGCGAGACCTTCTGGATGAACTTTTGTGAGTTTGCAATCAATTTCGCGTGCGAATTCTTGTAACTTTTCATACCTTGTAGTCATAACAACAAATAAGTAATTACTACATTATAAACCTTTCGGTTCTATTGTTATACGATATAAACCAATACCATTAAATACAATCAACGCGTATAAGTTATTATGACTTATAACCTCGTTGCAAAGAATATTGGTGTGGATTCCGGATTGATTCTTTTATCGGATAAAGATTTTTACGGAAAGGATCACCAACCAATTGGTAGCAAATATCAGAAAATGTTTGTTGTTGAACCGGGTGAGTATGTATTAAATTGGACAATCAATAATACTATGATGGGAGACCTTAAAGGTTCTGGCATCATTAACATTATATCCGGCAGACTCGTTGTAAGTGATCCTTGTTATATTGTTTTGGAAGATAAGTGGGATGAACTTTTAAACATTACTAACTATTTTGAAAATACACCCGAAGGAACCATTGTGTTGAATCAAATGGGCGGCGATGGGGTTTATGATGTTGGGATGGTTTTAGAGAAGATAAACTTATAAATACTTTCCAACCAATAGATAACTAGGAAGTTGCGCGAATGGCATTAACTTTACGACCCTACCAAGAGCAAGCGTTGCAGGATCTGGAAAATTACTGGCAGTCGGGAAAAGGTGTAGCGCCGGTCGTGTGCTTGCCGACGGGAGCGGGGAAAAGTCTTCTGATTTCGTCCTTTTGTGAGCGTACATGCAAAGAATATCCGTATGTTCATATAATGGTAGTAGTGCATTCGCGTGAATTGGTTAGGCAGAATTATGAGGAATTAAAAGAGAATTGGCCGGAAGCAGATGCAGGTATTTATTCTGCTGGTTTGAATTCCAGAGATATGAAAAATCAGATAATTTTTGCAGGAATTCAAAGTGTCTACAATAAAATATATAAATTTCCCAATAAAATCGATATTCTCATTTGTGACGAGGGACATATGATACCCCGTAGTGCTGATACTCGTTATGGTCGTCTTATAAAAGAACTGAAAGTCAGTAATCCCCACGTGGTCATATGGTGCACAACCGCAACACCATATAGGCTGGATAGTGGTTCTCTTGTTGAAGGAGAAGGTGCCATTTTTGATGGGATTGCACATAGCACGAGTTTAAAAGATCTTATAGATCAAGGATACCTTGTTCCAGTAATCTCGAAGGGCGGCGTCAAGCAGATTGATTTGGAGGGGGTGCATATTCGTGCTGGTGAATATGCGCAAAATGAATTAGCGGTGGCTGCATCTGATCCACAATTGATAAAACTTGCGGTTGAAGAATTTGTAAGATATGGTAAAGATAGGAAATCATGGGTGGTTTATTGTTGTGGAGTAGACCACGCACGGCGTGTAGCAGCGGAAATTCGAAAATATAATGTTAGTTGTGAAGTTTTAACTGGTAATACACCAATTGAAGAAAGAGATAGAATACTAGAAGATTTCAAAAACAGAAAATTGCGATGCATTTGTAATGTTCTTGTACTCTCGGTCGGATTTAACGCGAAAAATATTGATATGATTGTATTGCTGATGAGCACCACGTCGGCGTCGAAATACGTTCAGATCGTCGGAAGAGGAACGCGTACTTACCCGGGCAAGTCATCGACCCTTTTGATGGACTACGGGGGTAATGTTTGTCGCTTTGGTGTTCTTGATGCAATAGATCCGATTAAAGTAAAAGATGTGTTTGGTTTGCCAGCAGGTAAGCCACCAATGCGACAGTGCCCAGAATGCAGGTGTATTCATCATGCACGCATCTCCGTTTGTCCCGCATGTGGATTTGAATATCCAATTCCCGAAGCAGAAGCCAATCATGGCACGGAAGCATATTCGGGAGCCGTATTATCTGATCAACAAACACCATACCTCATAGACGTAAAACAAATGTGGGTCTCAAAACATGCAAAGCCGGGGAAAACTCCGTCTGTAAAAATTGCCTTCTACGACAACCTAGATAAAGAGACTGCGGTTTGGGCATGTCTCGATCATAAGGGTTACGCGAAAGAAAAGGCGCAGGCGCTTATTAAGCAACTTGGGGGGACTGCTTCCTCGGTGGACGAGGCTTTAAAAGAATGGTCAACGTGGCGCAAGGTTGAGAAGATCCAAGTTAAGATGGAAGGAAAATGGCCGCGCATAACGGGCTTCGTCTTTGCAAAGGGGCAATCGACGCAGAAGACGTTGGAGGGGTGAAATGACAACACTAATACAAGAAGCAAGAGATCGGAGAAGAGCGGGAGCGTGCGATCCGGTTGTGTTTGAATTCTTTATATCTGGAATTGGGTGTTTTATGTTTTCGCTTATTGTATTACGCCTTTTACCAGATGATACACCACTTTTAGTAGCAGCATCAATTTTATTATTTGGTATAATAATGCTTATCATATCGATTGTCGCATTGTTGTATATAGGGTATGTTAGATTTTGTAATTGGGTGATGAAATGATAATCCAAGGCGACTGTTTGGAAGTTATGAAGAAGATGGATAATAAGAGTGTGGATATAGTTATAACTTCTCCACCATACAACGTTGGTAAAAACGATCATAGCAGAGCGAAAAAATATATTAGCAACACTGATAAATTATCTGAAGATGAATATTATGATTTCTTGGATACCACTATATCAGAATTATTAAGAGTTACAAAATACCACGTGTTTTTTAATATTCAAATACTTGCTTCAAACAAAGTATCCGTTTTTCGTATTATCGGAAAATATGCATCCCAAATTAAAGATATGATATATTGGGGTAAAACAAACCCGCCGCCGTCTGGATATAATGATGGTTTACTCACTTCCACAATTGAACTTATAATTGTTTTTAGTCACGACTCTCCTAATAAAAGAGTTTTCACACATCATTCATTTCCTTCAAGATATGTGAAAAATTATATTGAGACTTCGGTTGCTCATGCGAATGGTCATCATGCGGTATTCCCGTTGGAAATACCAGAATTTATTATTAAACATTTTACATTAGAAGGAGATGTTATATTAGATCCGTTTCTAGGTTCCGGCACAACCGCCGTTGCCTGTAAACGACTTAAACGAGATTGTATTGGAATTGAGAAAGAAGAAAAGTATATTGAATTGGCGAAGAAGAGATTGGAGGAAGAAGGATGATGACAAAAACTATAAAATGTTTGTTTGGTCTGCGCGAATGGGAAGACACTGGAAAGCAGCAGGTAGTTCCCGGGGTTGTTTCCGGACAACAACATAGTATGTTTTATCATATATTTAAATGCAAGATGTGTGGTAAGGAGAGTTGGGGATGAATTAGATACATTTATAATGTATCAGAACGTATAGTGATATAGAAATTTGGAGTTGTGGAAGATGGAAAAGAATAGAGAAAGAACGTTTGAGGAAATGATGGAACTTATTAAAAAGTATCCTATTGAGAAACAAAACATTAATTTTCATCCACACGAAGAGTGGGAGAAATCTGTTTAAAATGACCACAGAAAGAAAATGCCCGGGGTAAATGGCCGTGGGCATGTTGCGATTGTCCGGAATATCTAAAAAAGGGGTGCTCAACAAAGAAGGAGAGCGAGCGTGGTTTTGCTCATCGATCCGGAATACAATTAAATTTTCATCAACCCGGATCAGAAATTAAATATACACTAAATCAAGTTAAGGAAATTGATGATAGAATTTATGCAGAGCGTAAAGCGGCAAAGATAGAGATGTGTGAGTTGATCCGTAAGGGACTTTCTAAAATTAACGATGAATCTTGCTGTGGTGAAATGAACAGTGAAAAGTGTTATTCATATGAGAATAATTGCACTCTTTGTAAATTTGATAAAGTAGTAGAATCTTTACATCTGATTGGAGTGTCGGGATAGTAAAAAATATATATGAAATTTTATATTCTGATACCAACAGATAGATTTATAATCTCATGATATGAAAGTATCATATAAAAGGATTGTGATCATATAAGAGTAAAAAATAAACAACCAACCGAAGCATCCCACCAATATGGTTTCTTGATCTGGTTTCACCAGAAGTTCCCGGGTGTTTTAATCTATCATTGCCCAAATGGGGAAAAGCGTTCTATAAAAACCGCTGTGCGCTTAAAGAAGATGGGTGTCGTAGCGGGTATTCCGGATCTTTTTGTGCCGTCGTGGATGTTATACATTGAGCTTAAAAGAGAAAAGGGTGGCATTGTTTCAGAGGCACAGAAGAAGATAATGAGTTATTTATCCAGACATGGTTATACCTGTTTGGTGTGTCACGGGGCTACTGATGCTTCGATTAAAGTACTTAAGTTTTTGGAGAATAAAGAAAGAAAAATTTAAAGATTTATTCACATTCATCCTTCTTCTCACACGTGGGTGGGGTGTGTCTTTTAAGGTCTTTATGCTCTGTCAAATCTATAGTCGTTTGATGGGTGCAGATATAATTCAGTTCATAACAAAGGAGTGTACAGATAACAGAAAATAAAAACGTTGGGATCAACCATGCGTTTGCTATTGAAATCGTTGTAGTATCTTTTGCACACACCAATGTCACAATTAAGACCAACGTGGCGCTCCATCCGATAATCATAATTAATTCTGATAAAACTCCATGTCCATTAGGCTCGTGCTGATGCATTGTGTATTTCCTCATCAAACACTTAACGAAACCTTTCGTCGCCGGTTCACAATCGGGGTTTTTGAAACCATTAAGTTCCTCTTTTGTGAAGTATGCAACGTTTCCGTTCTTATCATAAAGTGCGATTGGTTTTGACGACGCAAATTTTCCGCTCTTGTCGCGTAGTTGTTTGTCTTTCTTTGTCATAATATTCAATATACGTATTGGAGTCTATTAGTAATAAACCTTTCTACTCGCGCGTTTTTGAAATATTCTTATTATTTTCCGTTTTTATATCGTGAGTAGACGAAAACTATATTAACTAGAAGTGCATATACTGTTATGTCAATCGATAAAACGATTAGACGTTTTTAGGAGAATTTTAAATATGACTGAAAATGTAGGTAAAGAAGTGATCGCGCGCGAGAAGGGATACCTTTATTGCGTCAAGGCCGATGGATATGTTTACCGTATTCCAGCAAAGTCTAATAAGACGGGTACTGCAAAGCAGGTAAGCTCCGAGATGATTGTTAAAGAACCGGGATACTTATACTTCCTTGGGAAGGACTGTAAGGTTGCTCGGTCTCCGATGAAGAACGCGGGCAAGGCTTGAAATAAATATTTTTTTTTAATCTCTTTTTTATTAATAATAAATACCTAGACCGTTAGGTATAAATACATAGAACGTGTAGTTGTATTATCAAAGGAGTTGTGAAGAATGAAAAACACAAAATCAAATCAGAAGGGAGCGCGGTTTGTTATGAGTGCGGGGAGGAATTGATCGCACCGGCAGATGGGCAACCATATTGGTGCATATGTTGCTCATATGAAGAGGATCTGAAAAGAAACAGAAGGAATTGTTCATGAGCGAAAGTGCAGTTGTGGTAAATACCAAGAGAAGGTGCCGCCTTTCAATGGATGATGATGGGAACTTAATCGTGGAAGAATTCTTCGAGAAGGGACAAACGGATCGTGGGCGTCTTGTGCGCGAGCGCGGATGGGTAACACTGTGGGAGAACACGGTGTCGTGTGCAAGTTTGGTGAAGGTGTGATAGATGACCACAAAAAGAGAACGATTGGAATTGCAGATCAACAATGCCGGGAGAAAACTTGTGGCATTAAAATCAAAATACATAACACTCTATGGATATGGTGGTCTCAAAATGAATCCAGATGGAACGATATCTGAAATCGAGAATGACTCGTGGGACGACGATTGATCATGAAACGAACAGCAGTGGTTACTCAAAAACCCGGGTGTTTCGGAAGCGTTGATTGTGGGTATTGCAAGACGGACTCGGAATGCATTAAATGTGAGATTTCAACGAAATGTATTCTTGTAGCATGTGATAATCTCACAAAGGTAGCGTTGGAGAAGATATCATGAAACTCCACAATTATATCCAAGTCACAAGTCGCAGAGGACACTTTAATTTCTGCGACCCTTCACAGGAATCAGTTTCAAATCATATCGCAGTTATGACACCAGAAGGAGATCGAAAAATTTATATGAATCTCAATATAGATTATGAGATTTATTCTACCGATACTATGGCCCTCATCCCTGAAATAGATGCAAGTTTGAAACGATCTTTTTCAACATCACGAGAAGAAGAAATCGCATTCCGGGATTATCTTTCGGAGAATGGTGACGATCTATTTATTGGTAATATGCAGCAAGAGAAGATAAAATTGGAGAATCAAAAAGAGAAAATCGATAAGAGGCTTTTAGAAATTAATAATTTCTTATCGGGACAAGGACGATTTGAAAAGGGGATGTGGGCGGAACCTTAAACCCCCAAGCACTGCATAATCGTTTTCCCCTTCAACAACTCATTCTTCTTCTGTATTAATCGTCTTAAATAATATTTCTCCGAAACATTGCAATAATGACAAATGGAATTCGGATCTTTCTGCAGCCTATCAGAGATCTCCCCGTGCCGCGCTGCTAATTCTAAATATGTGTTCTCATACAATGACCCAACCTTCTCCGTTAACCCGCGCACCATACAACAGAAATAAACATTGCCATTAGGCAAGAGCTGATAAGCAGGGGATTCTAGGAAGTTGCAAAGCCTACGTCCCGTTTTCTTGGTAGCAAGACCGCGCGCCATATCCTCACACTTGTTTGAAACAAAGTTCCATCCCATATTCATGTATTCGAGATGTTTGACATTCATTTCGATAATGGAGCGCGCCTCGAAGTAATCTTGTGTTTGTGGGATTTTGGCATTACTATAAGCATCGGGAAGGTGGAGAACGAATTTGTCAATGGGGATAGAAACGATTTTATAAGCATCGGTGGGGGATAGACCTGTTAGTGTGCTGAAGATTGAAATGGGATGTCCTAATCGATGCGCATATAGAATCATATCAATTGTTGAAGGATTCTGAAATGGTTCACAAAGACCGGAAAAGAAAACAGGCAACGTAGAAGGAACCGTTTCCACAAAAAGACGGAACTGATCCAGTGTCATTGTTTTATTGCCTTTATAAGATTGAACTATTTTCTCTTGTGGGCAATAGTTAAGGCATCCGATTCGGCAACCGATTTGGGTGGTTATTTCTAGGTAGGCGGGGGGTAGGGTCACGATAAATCACTCGCTCTTTAGTTTGTTATTAATATATTGTTCTGTCAATTCATCGACTTGTTCTTTAGACAATTCACCATTACAAATTGGGCAAAATGCCCCAAGTTTGTTTTCATATTTAATATTAAGATGTGATATTTGTTTTTGACATAGCGGGCATGTAACTGTAGTCATCCCTTTCTCACCAACCCCAACCCCGTTATTTCTTCCACAACACAAACCCCCAAATTCTTTAAATGATACGGCAATAAATCCCACGCTCCTCTTTTTATCAACATCTTCACAATTCCCCATGATTGTTCAATATTATCCGTTGTTGCGGTCAAACCCTCTGTATTCCAGCGATAGTGTGAAAGGAATACCGGTATCAAATACGCCGGGTATTTCCTAACACGTAGTGTTAAATCCCCATCATCGGTGTGGTTTAAAGATTCATCAAATACATAACCATATTCATTTTTGATTTTATCGAGTAAAGATTTTTTATATAGACATCCACCAATCCCTCCGATTTCTTTTACGGTTCCCGGGAGTTCTGTTATTGTAAATATTTCATCTCCCTTATGGATAACTTGATAATGCGCGCACCACTCCAACCACGTGTGTTTCTTCATCATAGATATCATGGTTTCTAGATTCTTCGGTTCCCACCAGTCGTCTGCATCTAGGAAAGTTACATATTCACCATTACTATTATCATATCCTATATTACGCGCTTTAGCACAGTTTGATTTTTTAGTTTCTTTTATAATATGAATCTTCGGTTTTGGATTAGTTATATCAAGGCATTTCCATATCTCATCAAGTGTATTATCAGTTGACGGCGCAAGAACGATAAAACATTCCCAGTTTGTGTAGGTCTGATTTACGACTGATTGTAAACATTCGTGGATGTATTTGCCGGAGTTGTAGGCCGGGATAATAATTGAGACGAGTGGGGGTTCGGTCATTTGTAATATCCCTCTCCGAGAAGCAGTTTGAATTCTTTATCGGTGCGAACATTTATTGTAATTAAACAACTTACCATCGCATCAATCAAATCAAACGGAATTATATCACATTCTCTATAACCAACTCGCATTAGGTCTACAATTTCTTTATATGGGAAATCTTTTTCGTCCATCTTCATTCAACCCCTAATTTTTTCATTATCTTCTTAACATCATCATGTATTTCCATTACTTCTTTATTTTGCATTTGGTTGACGCGCGAGTTAATACGTTTCGGGATATTATGCTTCTCACAGAACTTGCCCCACCAGATACAGAGCAAAATAACAACAACCACGCCAATACCGATTAATATGAATGGTGCACTTATGCCTTTCAAAAGAAGCACAGCGGCTAAAGAACCGGCACAGCTAATAATAGCAATGGGCAAGCTCATATCTGCGAATCCGATATTAAACCACACGCGGTACTTTGCATAGGTGTCTATGAATTCTTCCATTAGTTTGCCCATTTAAATCCCCATCCAATTCTTAATCTGTCGCATTCTCTTGAATCCCAACAATTTTACAGCGAGTCGCCCGAGTTGAATATACCGCGTGCCCATTTCAAATCGCCCGTTACAATCATTACAAATAACTCCCACACTGAATTGCGCGTGTGGAATTTTGGTGGTCCTATAAGTTTGTATTTTGCCACAGTGGGGGCATTTGACGTACACAATACCGTCTTTATTTTTCGAAGGCACCGACACCGGAATCGCCGTGTATTTAAGAGTAAACACCTCGTTCTTTAATTTATCAAAGTCCTCGTCGGGCAGCGAAGTAAAATTATAAATATTATCGTAATTATAATCTGTGCTTGTCAGTTTGTTAATAAACTCCACTTCGTCTCTGATGATCCCTCTTTTCAGAGCATCCTTATAAATAGCCGTCCCGGGAAACGGAATGATGAAACCCATGAACAGTCCACCACGAGAGAGGTGAGGATTGTTACGAATAAAGTTTAATGTTTCATTGGCAGTCTCTAATGTTTCTGCAACGTCACCAAAGATGAACCCCCCCTGTGGAACGAGGTTTCTTTCTGCAATCATTTCAAGTGTGGTTTTAATCTGCGCGGGTGAAATGTGTTTTTGCATTGAGTTGAGAACCGTTTGATTGTAACTTTCAAGACCCAATCCGATAACAATATTTCCACAGGATTTCATGGCGTCAAGAATTTCAGCATCGGCGCAATCCACACGGAGGTTGCAATACATTTCAATTCGCCACGGAATCGTTTTCTGGTATTCTTTAAATTGGCGGCAAAATTCTAATGCGCGCGCTTTATCATAAGAAAATAATTCGTCTAGGAATGTGAAGAAGTTGATATGATATTTTTCGACAACGTATTTGATTTCAGATATTATATTTTCCACGGAACGATAACGGTATTTCGGGCCGGTTGTGTGGAAACAGAATCGGCACGAAAAAGTGCAGCCGCGCGCCGAAACCAACATATACGGGCGTGGTGGATAATCCCGTGGGTACTGATTCCATCCACCGAGTTCTTGGTGTTCTAAATATTCCTTGTAACCAAATAATTCGAGATCTGGGAATGGAAGTGCGTCTAGGTTTTTGATTTGTGGGCGTGGTGGATTGATATTTAATCTACCAGATATATCAAAAAATGTAAGTCCTTTTATTGTGTTATCCGAGATATACCCGGGATAATGATCAAATCGTTTAACCAACTCCAACGCCGTCTCTTCTCCCTCAAAAATAATCCCATAGTGTGGATTAATGAGTTTCATCATTAATTCTGGGTTGGATGAAATAATACCTCCACCACAGACGGTTATTGTGTTGGGTGATGCTTCTCTTGTCCACTTTACTATGTCGCGCACAGCGGGATACATTATGGAAATCGTGCCAGTGAAGACGAAATCGTAATGATTATCAGTAACAGTCTTTTGAACGATATCTTTGACTAGACCGGGTATATGATTAAGGTTTAATGCAGAGACATCATAGCCGTTATGTTTGAGATATGAGGCTATGTGGGGCATTCCCACGGGCATCAGGTAGTCGTAGTCTATACCGGTTTCAGTTTCGTTGTAAACGGTTCCGAACCCCCGATTAAAGCGTGGTAAGATAAAAAGAATTTTCATTTTGATTCCTCATGTGAGGCGGGCAGCATTTTATCAGAACCTTCCATATTCCTCTTTCTCACGTCTAATGCAAATTTCACCGAATCATTAAATTCTTTAATAATATCTTCTTCGGTGTCATCACTGCTTGGTCGAACACCTACAATCATCACCATTGATTGGCCGAGAGGGTGGTGTGGTTTTAAATTTTCTAACATTTCATCTATCTGCCCATGTTTTGGTTGGTTTGGGTGATAAACATCTTCCCCAATATATCGTCCACGTTCATCACATGGTTTCTCTCTAACAATTCCAATAATACTCCAAGAATCACTCATTACGTATTCCTCCCATCAGAATTTTTTGTTGTTTGGTCTTCAATCAATTTGATATCTGGTTTCCCCTTTTCAATCTGTTGTAACGACTGTTGTGCATATAACATTGAGTTTTTATTGGCACAAATATCGTCCAATCTCGGAGGTATATCAACTCCATACTTTCTAAAATCCAGAGAGTAAAATTTCTCATATGCTCCACGGGCTTCTTCAAATGTTCCCGCCATTACGAGTGCGCGAATTGAAGATTCGCATACGTCACGCAGTATTTTTGCAGGAACTTCGAGGTCTATATTCTGTTTAATATATTCTACAATTTCATATTCAAATTGCGATGTTACTGGAATGCCATAAAAGTTTGCACCTTCACATCGGCCATATTCATTTGATTTCCCGCCAAGTTCCACAACTTGCTCAACTCGCAATTTTTCGCTATTTAAAATTTCTTCTATTTCGTGTATTCTTTGTTTAATCTCTTTTTGTTTTCGTTCTAGTTGTTCTTTTTCAAGTATGAGAGTATCCCATCCTTTTTGTTTAAGCACGTTGGTTCTGGCTATTCCCCAGAAATCTTTTATCTGACTAATAAAACGTTGATTAATCGCTTTTAAATCTTGTGATAGTATTTTTTCAAACCCCTCGCGTTCACGTTCTGTAAGTTTTGGCATTTCAAATCACACTATATATGTTCTCATTGCTTATAATAGTTTGGTATAAACTTTCATATATTGTTTCGCAATATTCTCCGGAAGATACTTCAACGCAGTCATTTTTCCTGCTTTTCCAAGTTGTTCTTTTAACGCATCCCCGCAAATTAAAATTTTAAGTGCCAATTCTTCGGCGTTTCCTTTTTTAACTAACAACCCATCAACATTATCTTTAATTATACTTTCAGATCCTCCGGATCGAGTTGCAATCACCGGTGTCCCTGTTGCCATTGCTTCAAGAATAGTTATACCCTCCGATTCTTCAAATGATGGAGAAATATATATTGAAGAATTACTATATTCGGCCATTAATTTATCATCATTTACTTTTCCAATAAAATTTACATTTTTATCGAGTTTCAGATCGCAAATTAGTTTTACGATATCAGCATAGTAAAACGGACTTCTTACTCCTCCGACAACACTTAAAGTAATATTTGGGATTGTTTTTTTAACTGTATATAAAGCGTTAATAAGAACTTCCAATCCTTTTCGTTCTTCTATTCCACCAACAAATAACAATCGGTTTGGTATTACATGTTTTGTTATATTAAAAAATTTGCGGTCTACTGGGTTTGAGATAACTGCTGCTTCTATCGGAAATGTAATTTTGTGGATTTCATTTTGAACATATGACGTTACAGTAATAATATTT